AAACTAGAGATATGTCAAGAGCACAAATACTCAAAGCTGCATTTAGAGTTTTAACTTTAAAACTTGGAAAAGCAAAAGTACCAATGGTTGTAACGAATCATACATATGATGTGATTGGTTCAATGTTCCCAACTAAAGAAATGGGTGGTGGTAGTGGATTAAAATATGCCGCTTCAAGTATCATCTATCTTTCAAAGAAAAAATTTAAAGATGGTACAGAAGTTGTAGGTAATATTGTGCATTGTAAAAATCATAAATCAAGACTAACTATGGAAAATAAAATGGTTGATGTTTTATTAACTTATGATAAAGGACTTGATAAGTATTATGGATTACTTGATTTAGCAGTGGCACATGGAATATTCAAACAAGTATCCACTCGTATTGAATTACCAGATGGTAGTAAACAATATGCCAAAACAATTAACAACGACCCAGAAAAATATTTTACAGAAGATGTAATGAAACAACTTGAAGAAGCTGCACAAAAAGAGTTTAAGTATGGCAATGATAGTTAAGAATTGTTGTACAAAATTATTTTTAGATTTCTTTAAACATCAAGTTACGAAATCTAATAAATGGAATTTTAATTATCCATTAGGTAAACCATTCGAAAATAAACATGCGAAGATAGATGTCATACAAGGTGACACAATGCATGATAAATTTTTAGGAGGCGTATCTATGAGTTTGTTAATGATGATTCATGAAACTGCAAAAAAACAAAGTGTGAATGTTCCCCTAGACCTTTTGTTTTGTGGAATCTCTATGAAAGATGAACATAGAGAAGATAATCTACATACAGACCATGAAAAAGATGAACTCAAAGATACGCCAATCATTAAAGTATTAGGAATACTAAATTCAGATTGGAAAAAATCTTGGGGTGGTGGATTTGAACATGGTGGAATTTTACATTCACCAGAGCCAGGTGACTTTATAGTATTCGACCCAAGAGTACCACATAAGGCACAAGATATATTTACAGATAAAAAAAGAATAGCAATAGATTGGACAATAAGAAAATGATAAATTTAATTAAAACATATGATGATACACTAGATAAAGAAACTTGCGATAATGTTATTAGTAAGTTTGAACAGTTTGAAAATCAACATGAGGCATTTGATGTTAGTGGTATGATTTTCACACAACTAAATATGGCGAAGTCACCTGATATTTGGAAAACAGAAATAGAAAAATTTGAAAAGATTTTTTCAGATGGTTTTACAACTTATTTGACAGATACAAAAGTTACACCACAACAAATGCCAAGTAAGTATATTTGGGAACCTATTCGTATAAAAAGATACATGCCAAATGACTATGATGAATTTAGACCACATGTAGATGTAAACTCTAAACCAACATCTACAAGATTTTTAGTTTTCTTTATCTATCTTTCAGATAATAAAGAAGGCAAAACTACATTTCCAAATTTAAAAATATATGCTGAATGTAAGAAAGGTAGTATGTTAATGTTTCCACCTATGTGGCCGTGGTTACATGCTGGAACAAAACCAATAAATGAACCAAAGTATATCATGCAAACTTATTTACATTATGTCTAATATAGAAGAATCATATGTATATGTAGAAAGTAAAACACAAGACCAAACTTGTATTGGTATCAAGGGTGGAAAGTTTGCTGGTGTAATTTATAAGTATGGAAAAGTTTCAATAGGCGAAGAAACATCAGATGGGAACTTGCCATTTAAGTTTGAATTTGATATAATAGATAATAATTCAGTACCGAGAGAAAACTTTGGAGATGACTGGACAAATTTAATAGGTGATATATTAGTTAATATTATGGAGAAACAATATGCAGAATCAGACAATAGAGAGAACGACTCTAACTAATCTTATACATAACGAAGAATATTCTAGAAAGGTTTTACCATTCATAAAAGCAGAATACTTTGATGTAAGAGAAGAAAGAATTATCTTTGATGAGATTTCAAAGTTTGTAGACAAGTATAATAAGATACCAACTCAAACATCATTAGAGATTGAAGTTAGCACAAGAAAAGATTTAAATGAGGTAGAACATACAAAGATTGTTGAGATAATTAAAACTCTCAAAAAAGAAACTATAGATTTTGATTGGTTAGTAGATACTACAGAAAAGTTTGTCAAAGATAAAGCAATCTATAATGCAATCGTAGAGGGTGTTGGTATTATAGATGGTAAGTCTAAAGATAAAACACCAGAGGCAATTCCTAGTATTTTAACTGAGGCACTTTCAGTTTCGTTTGATAATTCTGTTGGACATGATTATCTAGAAGATTCTGAATCAAGATTTGATTACTATCATCATAAAGAAGAAAGGATTCCTTTTGACTTAGAATTCTTTAACAAGATTACTAAAGGTGGACTTCCACCAAAGACTTTGAACATTGCACTTGCTGGAACAGGTGTGGGTAAATCTTTGTTCATGTGTCATCAAGCTGCAAACTGTTTATCACAAGGAAAGAATGTTTTATATATTTCATTAGAAATGGCAGAAGAAAGAATTGCTGAGAGAATAGATGCTAACATGATGAATATCAGTATACCAGATTTACATGAACTACCTAAGAAAATGTTTGATGATAAGATTACAAGATTACAAAAGAAAGCAAAAGGTAAATTAATTATCAAAGAATATCCAACTGCATCGGCACATAGTGGACACTTTAGAGGACTACTGAAAGAACTTGCAATTAAGAAATCTTTCAAACCAGATATCATCTTTATTGATTATTTAAATATCTGTGCATCAAGTAGATTCAGAGCAGGCAGTTCTATGAACTCTTATACAATTATTAAATCTATTGCAGAAGAACTCAGAGGACTTGCAGTAGAAACAAATGTACCTATCATGTCTGCAACACAAACGACAAGAAGTGGATTCTCTAATACAGATGTTGGACTAGAAGATACATCAGAAAGTTTTGGATTACCAGCAACTGCCGATTTAATGTTTGCACTAATCTCTACAGAAGAACTAGAAGAACTCAATCAAATCTGTGTCAAACAATTGAAGAACAGATACAACGACCCTACAATGAACAAGAGATTTATCATAGGAATAGATAGAAACAAGATGAAACTATTCGATGTAGAACTCAAAGCACAAGATGAACTTGTAGACCATGGCCAAAGTGAAGTACCAATCGCCGATAAAGGACAAGGATTCGGTAAAGGACAAGGCCCTAAATCAGAGGCAGAAGACAAATACGACAAATTCTCTAAGTTAAAAGTTTGATAAATAGATACATAAACTATATTTAAATGGAGAAATTGAATGTCATTTAGACGCTCTATAGAGCAGTTAAGACCTGCTCGTACTCAAAAGATAGACTTACAAGAAAAGGTTCAAATACTTTTAACTGAGGCATCTTCAACCGCCTCAACTTTATTTGAGGGAGTTATTGCTGATTGTGCTAATGCGCCTAAAACTAAAGCAAGTTTTGAAAGACAAATACTAAACAAACCATATGTGAAGAATTTTCTACCACTTGCAGATAAAATGGGTGGACAAGCTGGAAAAACTGCTTTTGCAACTAAGGGTCAAACAAATAAACAAAAAATAGAAACACTATGGAAATTTTCTCAGGTATGTAAAGATGCACTAGGTGGTAAAAGAGTTGATGCTGGGGCTGGACAAAGTAAAAAACAAGTTTCAGAGCCATGGGTTGAAATGAGTAAAAAGAGAGGTGGTGTAGATACATCTAAAGCAGATATCATGATTGGTTCTTTTCAAACATCAGTTAAAGGGCCCTCTGCACTATTAATGTCTGGTGAAAAAAAAGAATCAAGAGCAACAGTTTTATCTGCACTAGAAACAACAAAAGCAAGTGCTGCAGTAAGAAAATTACTTGTTAGTCAGATTGATAAGTTTGTTGAGAGCACAAAAACAATAGGAGCAGATGTTAATTCAACAAATCTTAAAAAAATGTCTGATACTGAAGCTAAAAAATCAGGTAATGCAGATGCAAAAAAAATAATTGATAAACAAGGAAAAACCAAACAAGAAATAAAAGATGCATTTAATAAAGCTTTTAAAAGTAAAGAAGTTAGAGATGCATTTTGTAGAGAATCAATGACAGGTTATGAAAAG